CGCTGGCTCGGATGAGAACCCTATCGAGGTCGACCACATCATTGGGCTGGCCCAGGGTGGCACGGACGACGAGAGCAACTATCAGACCCTATGCAGGCGGCACAACACGGCGAAGATGGTGGCGGACCGCTCGGCGCGGCCCTGACCCCCGGGGGCGGGTCGAAAGTCTGGAGCGCTTAGGCCGGAAACCGACGGCCCAGTCAAATTTTCGTGCGTGCGGAATAAACTTGCCGGGTGCATTAAATTTTCAGGCAAAATAACATTCAACCTATTGTGATTGCGAACAAATTGCATCAACGGAGGCCGCATGAAGCGAGGCCCAAAGGCCGAACCTCCGGCCAATAAGTTTGCGCGCGGCACACTGCAGCCGGTGCGCGACGGTGTAAAAACGGAGGTCGTCGTCCCCGGCGATCCGCCGCAGATGCCCGAATATCTGACCGCCCAGGCCATCGAGGTCTGGCAGGAAGAGATCGGGAGGGTGATGACCGCCGGCATCTCGGAAATCGATAGCTCATTATTCGCCCGTTACTGCTCGATGGAGGCCCTTGTTCGGCAAGGATTCAACGCCGGCGGCGAGCCCCCGCCCGCTGCAGTGCTGACCGTGCTGCGCCAACATGCCGAATTGCTCGGCATCGCGGGCCGCAAAAGCCGGGTTGGAAAGGCAGCGGATGGCATCTCGGGTCCGAAGAACCCCTTCGCTCGCAACGGACACGGGGCACGCTAGAGATTATACCGGCATTGCAATGGCATATGCGCGGAAGGCGGCCGGCGATAAGCGCCAGGTCAGCCACTGCAAATATGTCAGGCTCGCCGCGCAGCGCCACCTGGACGACCTCAAGCGCAGCCGCGCCAAGGCATGGCCCTACTACTACGACCCCTGGCACGGGAATGACATCTGCGATGTCATCGAAAAGCTGCCGCACATTGAAGGCTCCTGGGACACTCCGACGATCACGCTGGAGCCCGCGCAGATCTTCATCCTGTCGACGGTCTTCGGGTGGCGTCGCAAGGACAACGGGCTCCGCCGTTTCACGATGTCCTATGAGGAGGTCGCGCGCAAAAACGCGAAGTCGACCAAGACGGCCGGCATCTCGCTGTATTGCCTGGGCTTCGAGAACGAGCCCGGCCCCCAGGTCCTGACGGCCGCCACGACGTTCGATCAGGCGAAGAAGGTCTTCTACCCCGCCAAGCGGATGACGGAAAAGCTGCCCGAGTTGCAGGAAGCGATGGGTTTCCGGCCTTGGGCAAAGTCCATCACCTGCGAAAGCAACGGCGGCTATATGCAGCCGCTGCACGCAAAATCGAAAAGCCAGGACGGCCACAACCCGCATCTGGTGACTCTCGACGAATTCCATGCCCACAAGGACCGCGGGCTGTTCGACGTTCTCCGATCCGCATTCGGCGCGCGCAAGCAGCCGCTCATGTGGATCATCACCACCGCCGGCTCCGACGTGCACGGGCCATGCTACGAGCAACGGACATTTGCCACTAAGGTGCTGGAGCGCACCGTCATCGCCGAGCACGTCTTCGGCATCATATTCACTCTGGATGGGCCAAAGGATTTCGAGCCGGAGCGCCAGTTCGGCGACGATCCCTATGACGAGCGCAACTGGATCAAGGCGAACCCGCTTCTCGGCGCGGCCGTGCAGCTGGACGAGCTGCGCCAGTATGCGATCGAGGCGCAGAACAGTCCGTCGGCCGAAGGCGAATTCAAGACCAAGCGGCTGAATATATGGATCGGCGCGGCGTCCGCCTGGCTCAATGTCAGCCAGTGGCAGGCGTGCGGCGACCCGTCATTGCGGCTCCGGGACTTCAGGGGACTGGACTGTTACATCGGTGCAGATCTTGCGGACAAGGACGACATCACCGCGGTGGCGCTTGCCGCGATCGACAATGACGGGCGGTTGCTGCTGAAGACATGGTTCTTCCTGCCCGAGGCAGTGCTTAAGCGCGGCGATCAGGCCACCAAACAAGTGGTTGATCTCTATAAGCAATGGAAGGCGGATCGCTTCCTGTGGACGACACCAGGGGACTTCGTCGACCATAATCGGGTCGAGCGGCTGATCCGGCGCCTTCAGTCCGCGCTGAACGTCAACAAGGTCACCTTCGACCAGTTCGCGGCGGCGCAGGCGATGGCGTCGCGGCTAAACGAAGATCTGGCCGATGGCGATAATGTGCTGGCCCAGATCCTGCAGAAGAACGCCAACAACGTCGCCGACCCGGCGAAAGATCTCGAAGCGAGAGTGAAGGCTGGACCGCATCAGCTTCGGCACGATGCCAACCCCGTGATGACCTGGATGGCCGGCAACGCGGTCGTCGAACGCAAGGTCAACGGCTCCATCTTGCCGAAGAAGGAAACGCCGATGTCGCTGAACAAGATCGACGGCATCGACGCGGCCGTGAACGCTATCGCTCCCATGCAGTTGCCAGACGACAGTCAGAGCGTCGATGACTGGATTAAGAGCCTCGCCGCATGAATGTTCTTCAGAAGGCGGTCCTGTATGTGGCCCGCTCGCTCGGCCTGACGGACCCGCGGCTATATCAGCACCTTGGATCAAGGGAGAGTTACAGCGGGGAATCGGTCTCCGCGTCATCGGTACTTGGCCTGTCCGCCGCGTGGGCGTGCATCAATCTGCTCGCCGGGACGATCGCCTCGCTGCCACTCATGGTCTATCGGACCAAGGGTGATGTGCGGACGGTCGCGGCGGATCATCCACTCTATCGCATCCTGCACGATTCCCCGAACGCAGATCAGACAGCACTGGAGTTCTGGGAGTTCATCTGCGCGTGCCTGGAATTGCAGGGCAACGGGTTCTCTGAGATCGAGCGTGGCGGAGATGGCCGGATTATCTCGCTGGCGCCGCCGATTGCTCCCGACCTGATGACGGTGGAGCGCCTTTCAAGCGGCGCACTGGAATATCGCTGGTCGGACAACGGCAAGACGTACCGGCTCCCAGAAGATAGGGTGCTTCATTTCCGCGGGTTCGGAGGTTCGCCCTTGGGTGGCCTGTCCACTCTCGCGTTCGGACGTCAGGCGTTCGGTCTCGCGCAGGCGGTTGAGCGGTCCGCTGCGCAGACCTTTGCCAATGGCATCCGCACGACTGGCGTATTGAAGTTGAAGGAAACCCTGCGCCCAGAGCAGCGCCTGGAAGTGGAGGAAAACCTCCATAAGAAACACGCGGGAGCGATCAATGCAGGTGTCCCCATGGTGCTGGACCGCGCCATGGAATGGCAGCAGCTAAGCATCAACCCGAACGATGCCCAGATGCTGGAGAGCCGATCCTTTTCGGTCGAGGAAGTTTGCCGTTTCTTCGGCGTGCCGCCTTTCATGGTCGGGCATACCGAGAAGACCACCAGCTGGGGCACAGGCCTCAGCGAACAGGTTATGGGCTTCCAGAAGTTCACGCTGCGCAAGCGCCTCAAGCGCCTTGAGCAGGCAATGGAAAAGAAGCTACTGACGGTCAAGGACCGCCTCGAAGGCATATCGATCGAGTTCAACCTTGAAGGCTTGTTGCGCGGCGACAGCACTGCGCGATCGGCCTTCTATCAGTCCGCCCTGTCCAATGGATGGATGACCATCAACGAAGTGCGCCGCCTCGAAAATCTACCGCCTGTCCCCGGTGGCGATGAGCCGCGCATGCAAATGCAGAATGTCCCCATCACGGGCGCGCCAGGCATCGGCGACAACGGCGGGCCGCCGCTGGAGGATGACGAATGATCGAAACCAAGAACAGCCCCCTCCCCATCGATCTGAAAGAGATCGGCGATAAGGGCACGATCAAGGGCTACATCTCGATCTTCGGCAACGTCGACAGCTATGGCGAGATCGTCGAGCCTGGCGCCTTTACCGATACGCTGGCCAAGTCAGAGAAGTCGGGCCGCAAGGCCAAGCTTCTATGGCAGCACGACACGCATCAACCCATCGGTGTCTGGGATGCCCTGGGCGAAGACCGCAAGGGCCTGTGGGGCGAGGGGCGCCTGCTGATCGATGAATCACCCAAGGCGCGCGAGGCACACGGCCTCCTGCTCGCGGGTGCGCTCGACGGCCTGTCGATCGGGTATCGCACGATCAAGGCTGAACCCAAGGCCGGCAAGGAGGGGATCATCT